GCTGTGGCAGTTTCTGTAGGTGAAGCTGTTGGTTATTTAGATCTAGATATAACAGGTTTTTTATCAAATTTACAAAAAGCCAATTCTGAAGCTGATAAAGCTTCAAAAACATTATCCAATACGCTTGGAGATGGTTTACAGACAGTTGGAAATAAAGTTGCTGGTGCTGGTAAAGTTATGACCGCAGCAATCACTACACCTATCATAGGAGCAGGAACGGCTGCTGTAAAAACTGCAGCTAATTTTGATTCTGCTATGTCAAAGGTTTCTGCTATTTCTGGTGCTACTGGTAAAGATTTTGACTCATTAAGAGAAAAAGCGCTTGAGATGGGTTCAAAAACAAAATTCTCAGCTTCTGAAGCGGCTGATGCTATGAGTTATATGGCAATGGCTGGATGGAAAACTGAGGATATGATTGGTGGTATTGATGGTATCATGGATCTTGCTGCTGCATCTGGAGAAGATTTAGCTTTAACATCTGATATAGTTACAGATGCCCTTACAGCTTTTGGTTTGCAAGCAAGTGATGCAGGACATTTTGCTGATGTTCTTGCTGCTGCATCATCTAATGCAAATACAAATGTAAGTATGATGGGTGAGTCATTCAAGTATGTAGGACCAGTTGCAGGTGCATTGGGTTATTCAGTTGAAGACGTTTCTGTAGCACTTGGTTTAATGGCCAACTCTGGTATTAAATCATCTCAAGCTGGTACAACATTAAGAACATTGCTTTCTAATATGGCTAAACCTACAGATGAAGTTGCAGCAGCAATGGAGAAACTTGGTGTTAGTTTAGATGATGGCCAAGGGAATATGCTTTCTTTTAGAGAAATCATGGATCAATTAAGGGGAAGCTTTGGTGATCTGAAAATGTCACAAGAAGACTTTGAAAGAGAGATGACAGCCCTTGATGCTAAACTTGAAAGCGGTGAAATAAAACAAAAAGAATACGATGAATCTGTACAAGCATTGATGGAATCAGCTTATGGTGCTGAAGGTGCTTTAAAAGCACAAGAAGCAGCTGCATTAGCTGGGAAAACAGGACTGTCAGGATTGCTTGCAATTGTAAATGCCTCTGAGGAAGACTATAATAAACTTGTTGGTGCAATTGATTCTGCCTCATTTAGTTTAGATGATATTTCTGCTGCACTTGAAAATAATGGAGTTCAGTGGGAAAAATATTCTGATAAGGCATGGCAGAAAACAGGAGAAGGCATAAAAGGTCTTGCTGATGAAATTATTTATAATCTAAATGAATTAGGAACAAGTGCAGAAGACTTGCAGCAATATCTAATGTTTGAATATGATTTAGATGCAGAGGATGCAAAAGCTGCAATTGAGTCGGTACAGAAATCATTAGAGGAATCAACTGGTACTGCAGAAAACATGGCTAAGGTCATGCAAGATAATTTATCTGGTAGAATAACAGAATTAAAATCTGCACTTGAAGGTTTATCGATACAGATAGGTACAATAATTATTCCCTATGTTGAAAAATTTGTTGCAAAAGCTAAAGAGCTAGTTGCATGGTTTTCAAGTCTTAGCGAAGAACAACAGAAAAATATAATTAAATGGGCTGCAGTAGCTGCCGTTATTGGACCCGTTTTGTTAGTATTTGGAAAATTAATTGTTGGAATTGGAAGTCTCATTAAATCATTTGCAGAAATTAAAACAGCAATAACTGGAATAAAAGAAGGGTTTGTTCTTTTTAAGACAGCAACTAGTGGTGCGCTTGCTGGAATAACAGGGCCAATTGTTGCAATAATTGCGATAATCGGTGTGCTTATAGCCGCTTTTGTAACACTTTGGCAAAATAATGAAGAGTTTAGAAATAAGATAATTTCTATTTGGGAACAAATAAGAGAAACTGTTAGTTCTCTGATTGAAGGAATATCAGAAAGACTTTCAGTATTCAAACCAGTTTTTGATGAATTTGTTAATGCATTAAGCGCAGTATGGAATGGTTTTTGTGAGTTATTAGCTCCAGTATTTATTGCAGCATTAGAGTTAGTCCAAGAAACATTTAAACTAATTTCTGATGCTATACTTGCAGCATTAGACTTTTTTATTGGAATTTTTACTGGAAATTGGGAACAAGCTTGGCAAGGTGTAAAGGAATTCTTCATAGCAATATGGGATTTTATAAAAGCATTCTTAATTTCAATTGTTAATGCACTTAAAGGAATTGCAGATGCTTTCTTAAAGTGGTTTGGGACAAATTGGCAAGAAGTTTGGACAAAAACGAGAACATTCGTTGAGAATACTTTGAATAAAACAAAAACATTTATTTCAAATATATTCGGTGCTATAAGTAAAATTATTTCAGAAAAAATCAACAATGCTAAAGAAATTTTGTCAAACGTACTTGATGGAATACATGATAAGTTTACATCTATTTTTGATGGTGCAAAGCAAATTGTTTCTGATGCTTTAGATCACATCAAAGGGTTATTTAATTTTGAGTGGCATTTACCTGAATTGAAATTACCTCATATTAATGTAGGTGGATATATTGATGTGCCTGTTCTTGGAACAATTCCAGATCCAAGAGAATTATCAATAGACTGGTATAAAAAAGCCATGTCAAAAGGTATGATTTTGAATGCAGCAACTGTTTTTGGATTCGATAAAAAGAGTGGAAAACTGTTAGGTGGTGGTGAAGCAGGATCTGAAACAATAGTTGGTACACAAAGCTTGTTACAAATGATAGGAAAAAGTGTTAATGATGCAATGTTAAATATGGCTGGTGTATTAAAAAGTGAAGTTATTTCTGGAATGGCTGACATCTTATATAACAATCAGAATGGAATCATTGATATTGAACAATTAGCAAAACGAATTTCTGAAATTATACATGATATGCCAGTTGTAAATAATGTAACACTTGAGATGGAAGATGGAAATGTTTACATGGATTCTGAAAGAGTTGGTCGGAAACTAGCACCTGTTATTTCACGTTTACAGACGTAAGAAAGTGAGGAGCTAAATGTCAGTTATTGATTCTTATAAAGAGATTTATCATTTTGGATATGATAAAAATTTCTTATTCAAAGATAGACAACTTGGGCAGAATACATTTGTAAATAATAAAAATATATATGATGAGTTTGATGCTGACCTAGTTTCAATTACTCCGTCTGTTCCTATTATTGAAAAGAACATATATAAAAGTATTGGCAGGCATACGTATAAAATCAACACTTTTAATATGGGTAATAGTGGAATAGAATTAAAATTCTATATTGGTGGACATACGCAACAAGAAGCCGAGTTGAATATTAATAAATTCTTAAGTGAATTTATTGATAAGTCAGTTTTGGTAAAGACAGATGGTGTGGATTTTGAATATGTTTGTGTAATTGAATCATTTGATACTGAATATACAGGTGTTGAATTTTATCATCTTGTTACTATTGTTGCAAATGCAATAAAGAGACTGCCAATTGTAAAATATGATTTTGGTAGTAATTTCTTTTCTTCAGTAGAAGATGTAATAATAACATTTGAAAATAATGGCATAGTAAATTCTGGATTGGATATTGTTGTTAGATTTTCAGGTGGAAGTTTATTTACAGTAAGTTGTTTGACAAAGACAAATAAAATAAGCGAAATAAACTTTACGGATTTATCAACCAGCAATTACTATTATAAAATAGGTGGACTTGATGGTGTTGTGTATAGGTCTGGTAATAGTGGTTTTAATTCACCAGTTAATGTATTTTTGAATACTGATTTGGTAGACTTCCCAATCGTTAAACCCGGTGAAAATAGCTTAGAGTTTGTACAGCAAACCGCTGGCCAAATAAAATCTGCATCTGTTAGTTTTTATCCAACTTTTATAGTTTAAATATGGAGGTTAGATAATGGTTATACTTAGACTATATGATACATCTACTGGGCAAGAGGAAGCTATACCCCTGCCAATAGAAGATGATGATGCTTATAGGGTACACAAATATAATGGTGCAGATACTTTAAACTTTGAAATACAAAGAAATAATCCGCTTTATTCTAAAATTTCAGAAGAAGTAAAAATTGAAGGTTTTAACAATAGATTTATTGTAAAAAAAATAGACGAACATTCTGATTTTGTTGTTGTGGAATGTGAGCTGGATTATGATGATTTTAAAGTAGATATATTCACAGATTACAGAAAAGTAAACCAGACCATAGTTAATATAATGACAGATATATTACCAACTGGCTGGCAGGTTAATTATGGTACTGGTGTTGATGTAACGCAAAGAAGAACTGTAGAAGAAAGTGATGGTCAAGCATTTAAGTTGGCAACAGCATATGATATGCTTGATGCTATTACAACGGCTTTTGAAGTACTATTTAATTTCGATACTATAAATAAGATGTTATATGTTATAAATCCCGAATCATATACTCCATCTGGAGAGTTCATAATGGAAAATCTAAATCTAACAGATTTGGGTTTTAATGGGAATAGCAATGGATTTATAACAAGACTATATGCATACGGTAAGAAAGATGAATCAACCGGTGAATATGTAACAATAGAGTCTGTAAATAATGGAAAAGAGTATGTAAGTAATTTTCAGTATTCTGATAAAATAGTATGTGGAACATGGGTTGATGAAAGATATACATCACCAATGAATTTATATAATGCAACAGTTGATAAACTTGCAGAATTGTCAAAACCACAACGTTCGTATACATGTAATGTTATAAACTTTAATGAAGATATATGGTTATATAAAGTAATTACATTAGTAGATTCTAATAGAGGCACAAGGGCGAATCATAGAGTTGTTGAATTTGCAGAATATGTAAATCATAAATTAGATACATGTACGTTATCTTCAATGCCACCCTCAATAGTTAGAATAGTGCAGGATTCAAAAAGAGATACTGTAGATGAAATCGATAGAGCTAAAGCGGGTATTCAGCAAGTCATTGATGAAAAAACAAAACAATTGTCAGATACAATTACCGGTTCTAAAGGTGGACATTTTAAGTGGATTTTAGATGCAGATGGTAACCCAGAAGAGCTTGTTAATCTATATGATACAGATAATATAAATACTGCTCAGAAAGTTTGGCGTTGGAATGCTGGTGGTCTTGGTCATTCTAATAATGGTTATAATGGGACGTATGGATTGGCATTAACAAAAGACGGCGAAATAAATGCGTCCATGATAACAACTGGTATCCTAAATGCAGGTATTATTAGAGCCGGTATTATTCAAGATGTACAGGGCAATAATTCGTGGGACTTAGAGACAGGTGCATTAACAATGAAATCTGGTAGTATAAATATTGCCAATAAGTTCACTGTTAATACAAGTGGTAAGATGACTGCAACAGGCGCTGACATTGAAGGAAATATAACCGTAGGTGGTTCAAATAATACAAAGGGAACCATAAAGGTATATGATGCCAATGGAAATTTGGTAGGTGGAATAAATAGTACAGAACTGTATAATAAACATCCTACTAATGGGGATAAAATATCGTTAAGTTCAGGCCATGTAAAATTTTTTAAAAATACATCTACGGAAATTGGAAGTATAAGTAGGGTTGGAAACACTTTATACATGGCTGCAGGTGAACTTAGTTTACAAGGAAGCAGTGAGCTTAGTATGATGTTAACATCAGGTGCCAATTTGCGTAATGTTATAAGTGCAAGTTCATCGGGCGTGGCAATAGGTGATACAGGTTTTTCAACAACTCCAGTTTCCATTGCAAATGGTGCCACAGTTAGTACAGTATGCATTCCTGAATCTATAGCTTCAGATGG